CATGAAACAATACTATTATTCATATCACACCACTGACAAAACTTTCTTTCCCAACTACTACGACATATAATCATCTTTGAGTTTCCTTGATACTTGTGTGGATACACAGGAGTATACCTACTCTTAATGCTCTCCCCCATAACTTTCCTACATAATATACAAGGTCAATCTATATTTATAAATGGCTATCATCCAACCACAGAGAAAATCTTTATCTCAGGTGAAGGCTCAGTTGCTTAATCCAGCAACCACGTCACATTTTCAGGTGAGTGTTTCTTTTCAGAAAAGTGGAATTAGACAATATCAACAAGAGATAGGATTAAATCTAGATCAGAATAGATTAAATATCTTATGTTCTGAAGCTTCATTACCCGGATCAAGATTTTTAACAGCAGAATTAAATAATAATTATACTGGTGTAAGAGAAAGACATGTGTATAGAAGAAGTTATGATGAACAAATAAACTTAACTTTTTACTGCGATGCTGATCAATACTTACCGATTAGATTCTTTGAATCGTGGATGAATTATATTTCAAACACAACAACCTCTGGTGATACAAACGTGACAAAAGAAAATTATAATTACCGAGTTAAATTTCCAAAGGATTACTTTGGAGATCTTGAAATAACAAAGTTTGAAAAGAATTTAGATTCGATTAGAAAAACAAAGATAATGACATATAAATTTGTTAATTGTTTTCCTCTCGGTGTAAACTCCATGGCAGTTTCTTATGATACATCTGGATTATTGAAGTGTACTGTGGGTATGGCATATTCAAGATACTATATTGAGGACAGACCACTTGGAGTGATACCAAGATTTTTAAACGCACTTGACAATAGACTATCACTAAGTAGATCCACAAGTGGAGCAACTACAGATTGAATCTAACCTGCTAAATAAACTTACTGAATAGATTATTATGCCATTACCAAAAATTGCAACACCAAGTTATGAACTTGAATTACCATCAACAGGAAAAACAATACAGTATAGACCTTTTCTAGTCAAAGAAGAAAAACTTCTTGTCATAGCACTAGAGAGTGAGGACACAAAACAAATTACAAATGCCATTAAAGCTGTGATTCGTGCTTGTGTTTTAACAAAGGGTGTAAAGGTTGAAGCATTACCTACGTTTGACATTGAATATCTCTTTTTGAATATTCGTGGTAAATCTGTGGGTGAAGACATATCTGTTAATTTGACATGTCCTGATGACAATAAAACTCAAGTGAATGTCAACATCAGTCTTGATGATATTAAAGTGAAAAAATCTGATGAACACTCTAATAAAATTAAATTAGATAATAATCTTATGATGGAACTAAAATATCCATCTCTGAATGAGTTTATTAAGAGTAACTTTGATCCAAATGATACAACAAAAAATCCGATGGAGCAATCATTTGATTTAGTTGGATCATGTATTGATAAAATTTATACTGAAGATGATGTTTGGGTTGCTGCAGATTGCACTAAAAAAGAAGTCACTGATTTCTTAGACTCTATGAATTCAAGTCAATTTAAACAAGTTGAAAACTTTTTTGAATCAATGCCTAAATTAACACACACAGTGAAGATTTTAAATCCTAATACTAAAGTGGAAAGTGATATTGTGCTTGAGGGTTTAGCATCTTTTTTCGGCTAGCGATGGTACACATGGATCTGGAGAATTACTTTAGATTAAATTTTTCGATGATGCAGTACCATAAATATAGTTTGACTGAAATTGAAAATATGATGCCGTGGGAACGGGATGTCTATGTTGGCTTATTGCAAGCACACTTAGAGGAAGAACGATTAAAAGAACAGCAACAAAGAGCAAGTAATGGATGAGACTTCTCCAGTTTATGAAAATTTTTTAAACCAAATGAAAAGGTTTCGTAGACCCATTCGCGAAACCACGAGAAGGATATCCTCATCTAAATTTTTAAATAGAGATGAAGATAAAAATATAAAAGAAATAAAAGATTTAACAGGATCAATATTAGAAACTCTTAAAAAGCAAGAAAAAATTGAGGTAGAAGCATTTTTAGATTTACAAAGAAGATATGAGAACGATAGAAGAAGAGAAAGGGAGGCAAAACTAGAAGCAAAAAGGCCAGTAAGGGATTTTTTAGTTAATCGTGCTAAAAAAATTGCATCTCCAATCGTCGGTTTTCTTGAAAGTATTTTAAGGTTTATATTAACCGTGTTCTTTGGTAGGGCACTTGTAAAACTTTTAGAATTTCTAGCAAATCCGGAGAATGAAAAAATAGTTGATTTGATAGGAAAATTCTTTAGTAGTAAATTTGGTTTCGTAACAACAGCTGTGGTCGCTCTTGGTGTGGCAGCATCGGGTTTAATTGTTACTTTAGGAGCAGCGACTGCTAAACTTCTTGGATCTTCTGTTTTAAGTGGATTGGGTGGTGGTTTACCTAATCTTGGTTTCCTCAAAAATTTTAAAGCACTTTTTACAGGAAAAGTTCCGATCACGGGTGCTGGTGGTAAAATAATATCAGGAAGAGGTATAGGATCAAGTTTACAGATAGGTAAAAAAACAAAAGATTTCTTTAGTTTCTTAGGTTCTTTAGGTACTTTTTTAAAAACAAGAAATCTAAACAAAGGTGGAGAGGTGGATGAGAATGAACCAGTCTTTGTTGGAGATAATCCAGACGGATCAATAAACAAAACAACTGAGTTATTTGTTCCATCAAAAGCTGGAACTATAATTCCAAATAGCGGTATAAAGGGATTTTTAAATCGAAGATTAAATCGAGGATCTTTAAATCCATTTGGACAAACTAAAGTTAGTTCGGGTGCTGCTGGAAGAATAAGAACTCCTGTGTTTAGTGGAAGACCATATCAAGGGTCAAAAATGTTCGGACAAGGGCCAGGGTTTGCAACAAGAAATGTATCAACTGCAAGAACATATACAAATCCATCTCTACTAAAAGGATTACCCGGAACTGGTGGCACCATAAATCCAAAAGGAACACTTGATACAGGGAAGTTACCAAATAGATATATTCAAAAGTTTGGAAGTAAATCTATATTAGGGCAAGACCAAATCAAAATGAGTAGGAGTGCATACGCGAAAACTTTTGGTGTAAAAACAATGCAAGGATCAACTCGAAGTATGCTTGGACTTGGTAAAGGTTTACTTAAGAGACTACCTCTTCTTGATTTAATGATGGATCTTGCTTTCCCACAACCACTTGCTGATGGTACATTAACGAATGCTCAACAAAGAAACATACCCGGAACACCAGTTGTAAGAAATAACAAAGCGATGGATACGAGTTCATTTAATATAACTGAAGTTGCAAATCAATTTAAACAGCAATTAAATGATCAAAACTCTGAGACAGATAATGAAACTTTTTCAGTAAATCTTCCGCTTGGTGATCCAAAAGTGTATGAAATCTACGGTGCGGACATAGGATTATGATTGATACAAATAAATTACTTGGAAATAAACAACCCTCAAACATGCAAAGGGGTAGAAATATTGTGACAATAAAAAGGAACCTTATCAAAATTAATTCTTTACTAAAAAAGAAACTTGTTCTTGTCAAAATGAGAAATGGTATTATAAATCAGGATGAGGAAAATAAAAGAAGAAGAAGTAGAGAGGAAAATTTAGAAAAACTTCGTGTAACAAATGACGATGATGGATCTCGTAGGCAAAGAAATAAATCAAACAACTTACTAGGTGGACTAATCGCCGGACTGATAGGACTATCAGCTTTATTTTTACCACAACTGATAAAATTATTTAAGTTTTTGGGAAGGATATTAAGTCCGATAACAAAGATGATTACAACGACTTTAAAATCTCTTACATCATTTTTAACTTTTGGAAAAGAGATGGTAGATAAAGTTAGTGCATCATTTAATTTTAAAGTGTTATCAAAGGCTAATATTGAAAAATCATTTGCAAAATTTTCAGGAGCAATAGACACATTTGTTAATACGTTACTTACTGTTGCAGCTTTCCAAGCACTTTCAAATTTCCCTGACCTAAAAACTATAAAGAAATTTGCTCAAAATTTAAGATTTAGATCAAAAGTAACTGAAGTAACAAGGGGATCTCTTAAGGATTTGTCGTTACAACAATTATTTAAAAAAAATCCAATATATCAAAAATTAAATTTTAAAGAGAAGGCCATTATAAACCCTAAAAATTTTAAGGTTAATCCAAAAGGTAGGGTTATAGATCCTGTTACAGGGATGTTCAAAGCAAAAAGAAAGTTAAAAACTAAAACTAAAAGTTACAAATTTGATACAGCAAAAAATATCGGATTATTAGATAGATTTAGATCGCAAGAAGAAGTACTCGCTTTTTTTAGGAAAAACGAACTACCAAGTGCCAATGCGTTAAGATCGGAGGCAAATATTAATTACTTAAGGGAATTAGCTGACTTAGATGAATTGTACGTAGAAGGATTAATTGATGACAATTTATTAAGAGCAGGTTTATTTGATATCAATATAAGATATGACAATACAATAAAAAGAATTGATAGTTATGCAAAAGAAATATTTGATTTTGTAGAAACATTTGATTTTGATTTTAGAAAAATAAAAAAATTAAAACCTAAAATTCCTAAATCAGTATTTGAAAAATTAAATCTAATAAGCCCAGAGGAAACCATTGTCAAGACCTCAAGAGTTGGAGCTAGAAAAATAACCAAATTAAAACAAGCAGGATTAAATCTTTCTGGACAAACAACACAGAATATTGAATTTGGAAATTTGATTAAAGAAAACGTTCAAAATGTTAACAAACCTGTTGACAAACCTGTTGGTGCTGCTGCACGTTCGATGTTCCCAACCACCATGCCTGATATAATTCAACCCTCTATGTTTGAAAGGGGAAGAAGTGCTTTATTTGAAACTGGTGAATTTCTAAAAGGTATTGATAAAACTATGGTTGACTTTGCAACTCGTCAAACAAGTAGAGTTTCTAAAGTTATCATGAGCGGCCCATTGAAAGGTTTGCAAGAAGGTGCAGAGGGAATGCTGAAGAGAGCAGTAGGTGAATCAATAGGACTCATTCCTTTTCTTGGTGATCTAGTTGGATTATTGCTCGACATATATTTGTTTGGTGAAATACCAGAGAGAGCAGGATATAAAGCAGTCGGTGGAATACTAGGTGGATTTGTTGGTGCTTTGATTGGTAGTTTCCCTCCACTTATTCCTTTTGGTGGCCCAATCATAGGATCTATCATAGGTGGTATTGGTGGTGACATCTTAGGTGGTTTTGTATATGATATGGTTAAAGGAAAACAATCATCTGTTTCAGCACAGGATGTTGGTGAATCAACTGTTAAATCAACAATAAAAGAAAAAGCAATTAAAGAGGGGTTAATTACTTTTGCCAAGGGTGGATTTACTGGTAAAGGTGATTCAAGAAAACTCGCTGGCCTTGTTCATTCTCGTGAATTTGTTATTGATGCAGATTCTACTTTAGCTGTTAGACAAAATGCACCGGGATTTCTAGAAGACTTAAATAAAGCAAAGGGATTTGAATCACTTGAAGTGTTAAGAAATTATACATCTTATGAGGGAATTGATAATCGTCTAGCTCATTTTATACCGATTCCAATTCCAATATCCTCAAATCAAGGTTCATCTGATGTGATAATTATAGGGGGTGAAAAAAAATCTAATTCAATCGCTGCATCTCATCACGATAGATAAATGGCAAAACTTAATCATACAGCTTCTTTAGAAGCTATCAATTCAAATATTGATAAAATAGATATTACTCCAAATGATGGCAGTGAATCTAGAAGTTTATTCGATGCAAATCCCACCCTGTTCACATATAGTGAGCACTTGTTTAGAGACACTGTTGAAGCACAAGTAACAGTTTCTGACACTGGTGCACAATTTAATGGAAAGTCTTTGACTGAAGGACTACCAGTTGTTGGGACAGAGGACGTTTCAATAAAAGTACATGACGCACAATCAAATACTTTAGAGTTGGATTTAGTTGTTAACAACGTTTCAATACCAGAATCAGACACTAGGAAAGAAATTGTGATTCTTACGATGACTTCAGAGGAGTTTATACGAAATCATCAAGAAATTGCAAGGGTAAAAAAAAGATATGATGGAAGAATATCAGCACATGTGACGAACATTTTATCTGAAAATTTGAAAACAAAAAATATAAAAAATGAAAATATTCAAGAGACATCTAATAATTATAACTTTATTGGTAATCGAAAAAAACCACTGTATATTTTAAGATGGTTGTCAAAAAAATCTTTCTCAAACAAAGATGGTAAATCTGGTAATACAGCTGGGTTTGTTTTTTATCAAAATAGAGATGGTTTTAATTTTAAATCATTAGATTCATTATTCGCTCAATCACCAAAAGAAAAATTTATTTACAATGATACACCAGAGGGTATCACAGTATCATCTCAACTACAAGATGTAAAAATATCAAAATTTAAGATTGATAATACTTTAACCGCAAATCGTAAATTATCAATGGGTGCTTATAATACAAAACTAATTGCCTTTGATCCTTTTAACTGTGATTATAAAGAGGTTGTGCAAAGTGCTGATGAAGCAAAATCAGGAACAACTTTAGCTTCTAAAAAATTACCTAAGTTAAATGAAAAATTTACAGATGCTCCCACAAGAACAACTTATATTTTAAGAGATACTGGAACTCTTCCATCGGGAGATGTAGAAGAACAATTAAAATTAAGTGATAAAGAAATCTTTGAACCAGCAAAAATATTAAATCAAGCAACAAGAAGATATAATCAACTAAGTTTATATTCAGTTGATATTGAGATCGCTTTAGATTTATCATACAAAGTTGGAGACACTGTTGAAATTGAGATTAAATCTCTTAATCAAAAGAATGACGGGGAGAGAAATAAGATGGTTGGTGGAAAATATCTTGTTATGAGTTTAAGACATACCTTACTTACAAAAAATGCTGTAACAAGATTAGGATTAGTAAGAGATTCGATTGGTCGAAAAGTAGAAAGTAATGGTATGGTTGTTGGAGTTGTTTAATCAATCATGCTATAATAGATAAATACAAATGTAGGATCTAATCAAGCAAATGAAATCTATCGAAGACCACATTCAAAAAGACAAGGAGATTCTTGCCGACCCGAAGACCTCTGAAGCAATGAAGAGACATACTCTTGGTGAGTTACATGAACTCGAAGAGTATGTAGATCATCATCACGAAGAGATTGAAGCTGGAGATCATCATGACCCTAATGTGTTAGAAGTATTTTGTGACTTACACCCTGATGAACCAGAGTGTTTAGTATATGATGATTAATGGAAACATCAAATCTTTATAATCCCGGTTTTGTTGGGAGTCAATTTCATTGGTGGTTAGGCCAAGTTGCTGACTCTTCATCGTGGCGAGATAATATAAATGATACGTCTTTTAAAAATGCAGAAGATATTCCGGGATGGGGATATCGATATAAAGTCAGAATCATGGGACTTCATGATGAAGGTGACTTAATACCAGATGATCAACTACCTTGGGCTCAAGTTATGTACTCAGTTTGGGGTGGTGGTCAAGGAGGATCGTTTCAAACTCCCGGAATTAAGGAGGGAATGTTTGTCTTTGGATTCTTTTTAGATGGAAACGATGAACAAGTTCCTATCATTATGGGAGTGCTTGGCAACAACGCGAAGACCCCTATCCCAGAACTTGGACAGAATCTAACTAAGTATGCTCCTAAAAGTGCGTATAGAGACGATGGCACAACAAAAACTTCAGCCTATCAAAAGAAGACTTCTGATCCAAAAAGTGCTAACTATAAAGAATTTGGTGATGGTGTTCATGCGATAGGATCTGATGCTATAGCACAAGATTTCCAACAAAATCTTGAAAAATATATTCCTTGCCCAAAAGATAACGATGCTATCGCTGAAACTTCAACGATACTTGGAAATTTTCAAAAAAAATATCAAAATTTAACAGATAAACTTAATAATTTTGGAGATGCAGCAGCTTCTGATAAAATAAATGAAGACATATCAAAATTAATATCAGATACAGCTGCGTTGATTGCCTTTCCTGTTGCATCTATTCTAGGAAAAGTTCAAGATTTTGTTCTTGGTGATTTAAATGAAAAAACAAAAGAATTGGAGGCAGAAGCAAGTATATTAGATAGAATTAAACTGTTAGAGAAAAACATCGCAGGTCAAAATAAATTAGCATGTGTTTTTTCAAAAATAAAAGGTGATCTTGCAAGATTAATTGGTGCAGCATTAAGGAGATCTTTGAATAGAAAAAAAAATCAATCACTCCCACCAACTGATGACCAAGCGACACCAGTGACACCTAACTTTCCTGAGTCTGATTTATTACCACCTCCCGCACCTGATGGATATTACTATCCAAATCCACCATGTGAGACAGAAGAGATATTAGCTGATGTGATGTCAAATACGATTAACGATATTTTAAGAGGTTATGATGATGCAATAGGCCCTATAGCTGAGGGATCAGGACAACAAGGAATCAATACTTTTTCAAACTCTCTAACACAAGAAAATGTCATCACGGCATTTGAAAATGGACAATTGTATGCAGGAATTGGTGCTGCCTTAGCTGCATCTGCTGGTATTGATGCAAACCAAGCAGGAGCAATTACATCTGCATTTAATTCTGGTAATTATGCAGCTGCACTTACAAGTTTGGTTAATTTATCTGGTAGTAGTCAAGGTGTTAATGCTTTATCTGGTGTATTACAATCTTTAGATAACAATGATATAGTTGGTGCTTTTTCTGATTTAGCTGCTCCATTAGGAATAAATCCTAATTTAATGCAAGCAGTAGGTGCAACGTTTCTTGCTGCTACTACAGGAGATATGTTGTCACTAACAAATGCTGTTGGAAATCTGGGTGGTCTTGCACCACAAGTTTTGAGTAATGTTTTAGGAGGAAGATTACCTATTTCTGGCATAGACATAGGTGGTTTTGGTGCATTGGGTGGTTTGAATTTTGATATGGCACTTGCTTCAACCTTTATTTCAACAACCGCAGCATTTTTAGAGTGTGATAAAACAATCAGATGTTCAAAACAAAAGACAATTAAATTCACTGGTGAGGATGTAGATGCTGAGAATGGTAGTATGGTTTCGTTTGCTGACGCAGTGAAAGCAAACGCTAAAATAGACATTCCAACTATTGATATTCCTAAATTTAAAACACCCCCTTTTAGTGTATAATGTCATTAGCATCAATATCAAATGATAATATCAAAGTTGGATACATAAACGATACTGGTTATGTAAGTGGTATTTCTGTGAGTGATGCCAATGATTACGAAAAAAATAATCCAAATACAACATTTATCTTTATAAATGGTGATAAAAAAGTAAAATATCTAACGATTGATGAAGTAAATAATTTAACAACAAATGATTTACTTAGATCAGATCCTTGTGCAGTTGGCCCTCAACCCTGCGGCCCACCAGTTTTAAAATTTTTTGGTGGAGGTGGAGTAGGTGCAGAAGCAAATCCAGTTGTTGACTCCTCTGGAAATATTATTGCGGTTGATATTATTAATGGTGGTTATGGATACGTCACACCACCATTCGTTCAAGTTATTGATCCATGTAGAAATGGCACGGGAGCAGTTTTAACAACCGAAATAGAGAACGGATCTGTAGTTAGAGTTATTGTAAATGAAACTGGCTCTGGATATCTCCCTCCAAAATCATCAGTCCCCCAATACCCTGCTATAATTGAACTATCTGATGTCATTGTTTCAAATCCCGGAATCAATTATGAGTGTGGTGTTGATGAATTAGTTATAGAACCATCTAATGGAACACAATTATCATATAGTTGTGACCCCTTTGGGAAAATAAAAAAAGTTAATATCTTGAGAACAGGTAATTTTACAGAATTACCATTCATTAGAATGAAAACAAACTCTGGTGTTAATGCAAGTTTCATACCAGTTTTTAATGTAATTCGTGATCCTATCCCTGTTGAACCTGTCATATCAGACATAGTTCAAGTATTTGATCTTGTTGGATTGAATATAAATGGATTTGTAAATGGAAAAGAATATTATGGGAATGTTTATTTTGAAAATGGAGTGAAGTTTGTTGGAACAACTGCAAGAACAGGCACTAAAATAAGAGTTTTTGAAACACGAGAGGCTAGTATAAGTGGAGTCAATGTCTCAGTTGATAGAGTGCAAAGAATTGATGATGATATAACTACCACACCCGTTTCGACTGAAATATTAACGGCAGAACCAGAAGTTGTTGACCCAAGTACATTTACAACATCTCCTGCTCCTGCTCCTGCTCCTGCTCCAGCACCAACTCCAGCACCTGCACCAGCACCAACCCCTGCACCTGCTCCAGCACCATCACCAACCCCTCCACCATCACCACCGCCAAGTGGAGGAGGTGGATATGGTGGTTACTAAATATAAAAAAAATTAATCATGTCAGAGAAGAAAAATTATTGGACACAAGCAATAGGAACACAGGATGCTGTGGTTCAATTTGGTGGCATTGGATTAAAAAAAGACGTTACATCAAGTTATAAAATTGTTGCCCTTGATGGTAGACATTATTATTCAATGGATCAGGATGGGCCTAGAACAGGATATACCACATTAGTTTCACCCGGAGTTACTCAAATTCAATCAGGTGAGGATATAGATAAGGACAAAATATCCATCTTTGTGAATGCAGTGACTGGACATATTGATATTCTTGCAGAGAATGGGGATATTAATATGGTGGGAAAAAATGTTAATATAAGGGCGAATGAAAATTTTACATTAGAGGCGATAAATAATCTTGACATTGATGCAAAAAATGTTAATATACGTGGTAAGTGTAAAACTCACATAAGTGCCAGCACTCTTTTGAAATTAGAATCTCAATGTGTTGTAAATTTTCAAGCAAAATTTATTGTAGGTCTGTCTGTTGCCACTGAAAATACAATTAATTATTTAAACTACGGAGATTAAAATGGCATTTATTTTTGATGAAGTATTAATAAACAATGGTCAATTAGTTGTTGCTGATCCAAATATTAATCCACCAAATGCATTAGGAAAAGGAATTGGCAGAGTAAAACACTCTGCATATATTGAAGGGCCATTACAAGTTGGAAACTCAGATGATTTTTCAACTGCTGAAGGCACTGTAATGATTGGTAAAGATGGTAACACAGGTGCATCTAAAGCATTATCTGTGAAAGGAGATACTGCGATTGACGGTAACGGAACTGTGACTGGTAATTTTACAATAGATGGTACCATGTCTGCAGGATACGCAACATGGTCTGGATCAATTGTTGCCACAACTAAACTCTTTGATATCGAACATCCAACTAAAGGAGAGGGATATCGTCTTGCTCATGCTTGTCTTGAAGGCCCGGAACATGGTGTTTACCATCGAGGTAGATTAAAAAATGAAAAAGTGATAAGACTTCCATCATATTGGAAGGATCTTGTGAATATAGATACAATATCTGTTCAACTTCAACCGATTGGAGCACATCAAGATCTGATTGTTAAAAGATGGGACGATGAGTATGTGTATTTACAGGCACAAGGTGCGCTTCCAATAAATTGTTTCTTTCATGTGTATGCTGAGAGAAATGACGTAGATAAATTAACAGTTGAGTATGAAGGAGAAAGAAGAATCCCTTAGCCAGGGGAAAAACAACTTTTAATTCCAAAAAAGGGCGACTAAAAATTCGGGCCAAAAAATGACCCTATTAGTTTTT